GATGAGATCCCTTACGGTGCATTTGTACGGGCACACAAAGGGCAGTGTTTCAACTCCAGCAACGCCCAAGAGATGTACTGTAAATCTGATATCTTCGTCCATTTTGATATCTCCTTTTAATGTTAGTGGTTTACGACTGGGTAATATTTAACATTACCCAGTCGGATTAATTGGTTTATATTTACGCAGGCTCACTGAAATTGGTATGTCTTACATGAGCCTTTCTATGATTCGTGGTCAACTGCCCCATGAACCTCTGATCCGCCGTCCATACATCGGGCTGATCGTTGTTAGCCTTCCATACCGGAGGCGTAAAGTTATACATACTGTGAGCCCTCAGCCTCAAATAACGAGTATTCAGACAATCACAGTACCCGGCGGTCTGGCGATCATCGGCCACAACCGGCTGGCCCTTGAAAAGCACGTTCTCAAACCCGGCATCGGCCATATCGACATCCTTGTACCGAGCCTGGATATGAAGCGTTCTTTCAAAACCGTCCTTCAGAAGATCGGTCGTAATATACAGGTTCGGCTTGTCCTTATCGTTCTGGCCAATATTGGGCGTGCGCCGGCACTTCTGAAGGTTTTTGAAGTTTATGGCCTCTGCCGTGGTGATGTTGTTGGCCTTCCAATCGGCCATATCTTCTTCCTCGATTGAACCGTAAGGAGTGCCCACTGTGGCAAGAAACAGATTCCCAAGGCCGAGGAACGCATATTCGCTGACGGCATCGCCGCCCGTGGATTGAGCGTAAATATCGGTTCCCATCTTTTTACGGATGGTTTTCTGAATATTGCGAATCTTGCCGTTGGCCAGCTTGATCATGGCCGCATCACCGGCGTTCTGGATCTTGTCTTTAAGGTCGATGGTGTTCGACGCATAATAACCGGCCCATCGGAACCGAGCCGCGTTATAAATATCAACCTTGCCCTGGGAAATCTTGGTGGTATTGCCGTATGATCCGCTGTTTGATTCGGCGTATTCGAGGGGCACCCGAATTTTTAGGCCGCCGTCAACGGTCTCATGAGCCTTGACCAATTCATTTTCGAGGTTGCCGTTTCCAAGCAACTTCCACAACAATACATTATCGAGAAAATAGATATCCGTGGATGTCTTTTCCCAATAGTCTAAAGTTATTGAGTTAAGTTCATCTAATGTTAGTGCCATCTCTTAGTCTCCTTTATGTGTGAGAACTAAGCCTGACCCCTCAGCTTCTTCAAAGTATCCAACTGCGTGTTTAACATTTGATCTTCTGATACGGGGTCCTGCCTCGTTGGTGTTCTTGGCGTCGTAACCCCAGGTTCTTTAACAACGGTATCCGCTTCAGCGGCACCCTTGGCAATTTTCTCGGCCTCTGCCTTGCCGTCCTCAAAACGCTGATCTGCCTTATACTGAAAATAGGCAACGGTCTCATCGATCAGTATAGGATTCTTGTCGATATAGGGCTGCAACTGTCCGGAGGCCACGACCTCGGCATAATCCGGATAGGTTGTGTGCCAATCTTTCTCGGCACCTTCAGCGTCCTTGTCGATCAATAAATCCTTTGTTCGTTTATTGGATTCGGCAACGGCTTTCGCCATGGTCATTTCAGCGGTCAGCGCATTGGACTGTTTAAGCGCATCTGCTACCGAAATATCCCCGGCCTCCAATTTCTCATAGATCGCGTTGATCTCTTTGTCGTAATCGGTTTCCGGAGGTTGATCTTGCTTCTTGTCCTTTTCGACCTTGGTCGCTCGGTGTTGAGCAACTTCGTTTCGCAGGAGTCCTAATTCCGTTCCCTGCGTTCCGAGCTTGCCTTCCAGTTCGGTATGGGCCTTCGCAAGATCTTCGGCTGACTTGTACTTACCAAGGATTAATTTCTCCTCTTTTTTCCCATCATCAACAGGCGTGTCCGGCTTTGCCGGGGCCTTTGCCGTGGGTTCATCAACAGGAGCAATCTTTTTCGTTCCGTCATCTTTAGTATCTGGTGGCATCTTGTCTCCTTCGGGGCCGCATTGCTGCGGGTGTCCCTGTGTTTAAAAGTTAATAAAAAAACCCGATCCAAGATGGGTGCTGTTTGCAGTTTCCATCTCAATCGGGCTGTTTAATCCCCCTGACAATCAGGGGTTAAAAAGTATCCGTTATGTAATTAGTTATTTTTTAGGCTTAACCTTCTTTCTTTTCTTTGCCGGTGTCATTTTTGGAAATTCCGTCGGCAATGGCTTGACCGGCGCTAAGGGTTTGCCTTCGAGACCTTCAAGAAGCCTTTTCATCGGGCCAACGTTCTTAACAGTCTTCCTAACTCTTTTCCTTGCCCGGTCAATCAATCCTGCCATGGTATCCTCGCTTTATATCATCCGTAGATTTCGATGTCCTTTTTCAATAGGTTCAATCTTCTTTTTCGCCACGACTTCGGCCAGGTCCTTGCGGCTTCGGATAGGCTTTTCGTCATCCCCCTGAATACTTCCGCGTAGATCATCGTTTATCCATGTCGGGGTGTCAGTATGAACAGCGCCGATGGATATTATTCTTTTTGACTTGCCACCGCACTCAGAGCATTTTTTAGTTTTTGAGCTGTTATAGTTGATTTCAATCAGCTCGTCGATATTGTCGCATGATTGACATTCATATTCGTAAATAGGCAAAATTATACCCCTTTCCCAACCGCCGGACTTTGCTTTACCCCCGCCGGAGGCGTTTTGCCCTGTGCGGCTTTTGGCTTTCCAACGGCTTCAACCCCTGATTTGGTTTTAGACCCACCTGGCCCCTGATCCGGCTCCATGACATACTGTTTCAGAGCAAACGCGGTCTCTTCATCCAAACCCGCCGCGATTAAAATCTGTAACGCCTGGTCAACCTGGCCTTCGCCGGCACGTTCAATAATCTTTTTCCAGTTCGGAAAGTTCAGGGTCTCAAGCAAAGCCTGCCTGTCAATGGCTCCCTTGTCGTAAAGATCTTTAGCCTGCTCTTCAACCTGCAATGAAGTTCGGGGCATGGTGGACCCGGATTCAACCACAAAGTTAAACTTACGGCCCACAAGGTCGGTTCCCCGTATATCTATCCGTTCTCCGTCAACCTCAATCGGTTCTTTAATAAAAGCAAAGTTCTGATCCATGGAGATTTTCCATTTACCCCTGTTTTCAACCAGACCGTCAACGGCGGTAATCTTTTCCTGAATCAACACCGCGTTTCGTTCCTGCAGGGCAACGATAGCCGACGCCGCCACAACCCCTTTGGGTCCGACGCCCCTGTCTGCATCCTCGATCTGATAAATTCGGTCAAAAAAGGTTAAAACGATATTCAATATCTCAACAAAATTACTCGGAAGATTCGGGACATCCACAAATTTTATACCCGCGACATGGGTTATTTTTTCGGGCATTAATACCAGGTTGGGGTCGCTGTTAATCATTGCCTTGGTGATTCCGGTTTCTTTGGCCACAACCAAAGGAGGATACATGACTCTCAATATCCAAGACAAAAGGCGCGAAAGAATTTCGTCAACTTTTTTATTAAGGTCTCCCACCTGATCAAGGGCCGAGAATCCCCATGGCGATGTTGTATCCATGTAGGAGTTGACTTTGTAAAACGGAAAACGTCCCCATGCGTGAGTTTCTTTTACCCGGTCTATATCAAGCGCCCAGTTGATATTTGGATTTGTGGTGTCTTTTAAGACCAGCTTTCCTTGGTTGGTGAACAGGATTCTTCGAATATCATCCGGATATTTTTTCTTAGACCCTATTGTTTCAACAATCGGATTGCCTTCAATATCGCTATCGACAATCTCTTGCCCTCCGGTCCTGGAATAAGGGTCTCGAATCCATAACTCTATAACAAGCGCCCGTTTTTCAAGAAATGTACTGCCGTCCTGAACCGGGTGCATGTTAGGATCTGAATAATTACCGGCAGCGGCCACAGCGCCCGGATAGGTGTCTGACGGAACAGGCCGGGTCTCTGCCCGGCTTTCGCCCATGGCGCTGTAAACTTCATCGGCTTTAACGGTTCCGGGTTCAAGACCATATTGTTTTTCAATTACGTCGCAGTTTGCGGCAAACGCCTTGCAAAAATACGGGCAGTCCTCATCAAAGTTCTTCCAGTTGCCGGGTGCAGGGAAACAGGCAAAACAATCCATGATAACAATATCGCAATCGTTCTTTTTGCCGACCCACACCGGATGCTCAACAGTAACCCCGTACTTTTCCATCTTGAGCGCGGTTTCCTTGAGCTTGACCTGTTGTTTGGTATCTTTCCACCATTTACGGGTCCTGGCCGTTAAAACCATATCCGCCTTATCTTCTCCCGATTCAAGATCAACGACCTCGGCCACAGGGCGTCGGGCGGTTATATTGGATACCGTCCTAATGACATTGGTAAAAAACAGGTTGACCGTAACCTTGGACTTGCCCTTCTTGCTGTAATATCTACCTTTCTGCCAATGGTCCCCTCGATACATCGCATACGCGTGTACCCACTTGTGAGGAAGTCCCTGGCGTTCTTTCTCTCTGGCAGCATCTTCAAAAAGAGACTGTCCGAATTTTCCAACGTCTTCAGGCTTTGAGCTTGGCGGTAAGTTAGCGATATTATAATTTGCAAACATTTAAGTTTCCTTAAAAAAAATGGCCCGATAAAATGTG